GGCAGCCCTTAATGCCCGCGATGACCTCAAGGACAGCTTGGTTAGTCGTGACGTTTGAGCTCCTTACCGCAAGTTCAAATCGTGCCATTATGCCCTCAAAAGATCGACGGTTGCCGATGTTCGATTGCGTACGTATCCCCATCCAGGTGGAATCAATCCCACCACGATGTCAGGCACGGGCTTAGCGTAGACGTCTTCCTTGAATGTGAGCGAGACCGGTCCTGCTGTCACGCTTGTGAGGCCAAGAGTTTCGACGTCAGAATCGCCAGTGCGATCCGCAACGAGAAGTGAACGGGCCCACTCAGCAGTAGCGTTCTGAATCTCGGGTGGGACCTCGGTGATGGGAACGTACTCCCACCCATTTCTTTTGAGCATCGCTCCGCGCGGCCACAGGAGTGCTTGGACTGCGTCTGTAGCGTAGCCTGTCCAGTCCCACAAGTCATCCATGAGCTTCGTGGCCCACAGGATGGCCGCTGACTTCTGGTCAGTGGTGGCGTCAGCCCAAGTCGTCCCAACAGCGGGACGATCAAGGTGGTATTGATCGGCCACTGCGACGCTAACGTACGCATTCGCAGTGGCCGAACCCGCAGTAGTGACTAGAGTGGAGACAGGCATGGTCTTATGCCGGGTCCGCCACGTAGTCCATGATGAAGTCGATGAAGGTCGAGACAGTCAGCGTGGCGCCAACCGCTTTGAGCGTGAAACCCGTGTTCGCATCCATCTGCGTGAATGACGCGCCGTCTGCGAGGGCCGTGATGGACTCTGCACCAGCCGTCGCGAACGGTGTGCCCATCCGGTTGATCAGACTGCGGGTGAGACGAGCCACTGCAACCACTGCCAGCTCGACGGTAGCTCCAGACACAATACCGGAGACGTTGATGGAAGTGGACGTTGTTGCGTTGCCGCCGATGGCGATCATGATGAGGTCGCACATCCTCCACCGCACACCAGCGAGCGGCGGGCAGGGAGTGAACGCGACTCCGGCAGTGGTCAGTGACGCCGCCGCCACACGCTGACGGAAGGTTTTGACGACACCGAACGCGACCTCAACAGGAGCACCCGAGTCGGTGCTCCGCGGGAAGGCTGGCGAGATGTAGCGCACGGCGTTCGCGCCGCGGCCTTCTGGATAGTGACGCAGGTCTGACATTGAACGGTCTCCTCAGAAAAGGAATGTTGGGGTGGTTGCCTAGGATTAAGCAACCACCCCTCCAGCCGTCGAATCGAATCGAACTATCCAGCGACGCGAATCCATGCGTTGGCGCGGATGACGCTCGCTCCGTACAGCGCATCGAACGACCACTGAACCTGACGATGCTGACGCGAGACCTCGAGGCGGAGTGAGAGTCCGGAGACCTCGTCAACCGCCACTGCCTGGTTGGTCGCGCCCGCCACCATGACAGTGTCGAGCAAGGGCGCCATGGCGAATCCGATCGCGTCCCTGTGGATGAGCGAGTTGAGAACGTGCGAACCCTTCTTGCCAATGTCATCGTTGTCCGCGACGGCGACGACGAGACCGGGCTCGAAGGTGATGGAGGTGATCGTCGAACCGCCGACGGTGCTGACGACCGTGTAGGTCTGCGAGTGACCCGAAGTACCCGTCGGTCCGAGGAACTGGATGATGTCGCCCGCGACGAGAGTGCCGAGAGCACCACCATCAACCGTGACCGTCTTGATGCCGATGGCGTAGCCGCCGCCGTTGTTGATTTCGTACGCCGTGCCGGGGTACGCATACGTGCCGGTCGTGTGAGTCGGAACACGCTGCGACATCGCCCAGAGCGCGCCGAGCTTCCGACCGATCTGGCCGTTGATGATGCCTTCCGTGTCACCACGGAACGACGCATCCTGGAACGCACGCAGGCCGAGAGAGGTTGCTTCCGCATCGGTGTCGACGATCATGAACCTGGGGTCCATGTCCATCAGCTGCTTGTTCGCCACCTTGCGGCCGTCGAGATACGCCGTGAGGTCCGTAGCAAACGGAGTCGTGCCGGCAACTCCAGCAAAGCCGTACGACTTCGTGTAGAGCGCCCACAGAAAGTCTTCGATGGTGTTCGCCAGGCCCTTGATGGCCTCGTTCGCCTGCATCGGGAGGATGCCGCGCTCGACCTGAGACAGACCCTTGTCGTCCATGGCGAACGGCGCTTCCTTCCACTGGTCGAGTGTGATGGCGATCGAGGTGGGAGTGACTGCAGTCACTGCCGGAGGAACGACGTCGGGCGCGACCGTGCGTGCGGCAACCGACGCAGGGACGGCGACGTTCACGGTCGCGAACCGCTTCAGGCCGGTGATGAACTGTTCGTACTCGCGATTGGCGATTTTGGTGAGAACCAGCGACTCGCGAAGGGTCGCGAGACCCATTGCGACGACGGTTCCCAGGATGTTCGTTGTGACGACTGCTCCTGCCATATTGGAAGTCTCCTTGAAAACGAATCCGGTTTTCAAGCAACTCCACCGGAGCCGGGCACCGTCCTCACCGAGGCAGGCCAGAAACGATATTCACCGAATACCGATTCTCTACTAAGTGTCGCCGACGACTTGAGGTCTCTAGCACTCCCTCACCGAGGGACAACGTAGCTTCACAGAGGCTACGTTGTTGTGCTGCTTACTGAACGCTGTATTCGACTCGCACCTTCCCGGCGAGAATCTCCTTCGAGAACTCACCGAGCTGAGCGGGCGTAGGGTCTTTCAGAATGGTTTGTCCGCCTCGACCGAACGAGGATGACGTCGATGACGGTCGCGCACCGCTTCCACCACTGGGCTTGAACGCGAAGTCGAAGTCCTTCGCTGCCGAAACCAACCACTCATCGACGTCGAGAGGATCGCCCGGCTTCGCAGTGCTGTACTTGTTTGGGAGAGCTTTCACGACTCCGTCTTCAACGACGAAAACATCACGAGCCTGTCCGAGGATGAAGTCGGTGGCTTTTACTTCGCCACCCGCCTTGACGAACTTCTCACCGATGAATGAGCGGAGGACGCTTTCGTCAGCTCGCTTGTTCGCAGCCGCGGTCGCCGCAACTCCTGCGGACATCTGTTCCTGCATGGGCTTCACGGCAGCGGCGACGGCTGACTGAATCAAAACGCTGATGTCATCCGGCTTCCCCACACCTCGCGCCTTGAGTGCAGCGACTTCGGCGATGGCGGTTCGAGCCGCTTCCGGATCGAGGCCCTCGAACTTCGCCTTGAGCGGACGCAGGTCCTCGACTTCTTTGAGCAGTGCGACGTTCTTGTCTCGGAACTCGACCACTCGACCGTTCGCCGTTGCGAGGTCAGCAGCAGGAGCAAAGCCGGGAACAGCGCCTTCGAGGTTCAGGACGAACTTGCCACTGGCCTCGGAGTAGAACTGACGTGCGGGTTCTGGTACCTTGTCGAGAGCATCTACGACTGCAGGAAGTTGAGGCACGGTCCACCTTTCAGGTTGAATCGATTGTTCTATTATTATTCCACGGGACAGAGTTGAAATCAACGCTCAGACGTTGTCACGCCACCTCTAAAAGGAAGAGCAGGTCGTCGTCTTCCTCTGCAATGAGGTCAGGGCCGATGAGAACTGAAACGCGACCAAGGAACAGTGTGGTGCTTACAGACGTGGTGCTTACAGACGTGAGAGTAACAACTGACTCAGCTTGTCCCACAGCATGAGCAAGCGTAACGGACACCGCGAGTCCTGTGACGGATGCGACCGCAGCAGCCACGACACCGATTGTGCCAACAGCACTAACAAGCGGAGCGAGGAAGTCCTGAGCGGAGAGGGACGATGCCGACGCTCTTACCGTTCCGTGGGACAGAGCAAGGACAAGTCCCGTGACGGGAGCGTGAGCTGAGGTGGTGACAAGGACTTTCGGGACCGACAGAGTCCGAATCGTCCCAGGCGAACTAACAACGGCACGTGCTGCGAAGCGCCTGCGTACGCTTCGAGAGTCTTCCTCCTCCGCTGCCGTTCCGGTCGTGGTTGTTGCCACGCCTCCGAAGAAAATGTCTCCTGTGAAAGTGTTCGACTCCGCCTGATAACTGAACCGCTGAGGTACTTGAACGTATGTCGCCGCACCTGCGAAAACGACACCACTCGGCACACCCGCAGCGCTGGTTGTTGCGACGTAGGCTCCCCAAGGTGCGTAGAGGCCTGTGCCATCAGTTCCGCCGTGGTTGAGAGTGTATTGACCGAGAGCTGAGGTAACAATCCATCGGAAGCTGATGCGGTCTGTTGCGCTGCCTGCGGCCCATGAGACGCCGGTGTAGACGAAGTTTGTGATACCTGGTCCGAAGGTCGCAGAGCCGACGGTCTGCTGAACGATGATGGTACCCGCTTCGTTTCGTCGGTTGAGAATGACATCAACCGTGACTGTGTCTTGACCTATGGGAACAGAAACGCAATTGATGCGGAGACGCCACGTGCCTGTGGGAATGGGAGTGACGTTCGGGTCGCCTAGCTCACCGATGTAGTCTTCTGTCGGACCATCAACAAGCGGGTCGTAGAGACGAGTCGTGGCACCAAAGGACTCTTGTGAGAACCGACCGTTGGAGAACCCGAAGCCTGACCCATCGTGTGCAGTGGAGAATGGGTCTGTGCCATACCACGCAACGTGAGTCTTTGAGTTGGTGCTCGCGCCGCCGAAGCCGATTCCACCGGTCGCCGCGTACGCGTGAATGTCTTTGTAGGAGGCTGCGCCACCGAAAGTAAGACCGCCTGAAACAACTGCGTAGGTGTGAGCGACCTTGACCGTTCCGGTCCCACCGAAGACGATGCCACCCGAAGCAGCATACGCCCAGGTCTCAGTATATGTTCCGCTTCCCCCAAAGACGATGCCACCAGAACCAGCATAGACAAAGGTAACTGCGCCAGATGCGGCTTCTTCGAGGGAGCGGAGGTCGAGTAGAGACACTTACCTACCCCGTCGAAGGGCGGGGTTATACCCCTCTGGCAGGTGAGCACGTCGTGCTAGAGGGATGTCGTGGAGTTGTGTCACAGGATAGCACAGGTTCGGCTTCACCGGAATGACACGGACGGTGAAGCCGAATGAATCGACTTGGTGAAAGGCCTCCTTGTACCAGATGCCAACAAGGCCTTCGTACTTGACCCACTGTCCTTCGCGGAGCATGTCACTCTCCAGTGAACTGCATGGTGATCTTGATCTGGTCGCCGTTGTTTTGAATGTTGAACGGACCAGTCGTGAACCGTTCGGCCCACATCAGGATTGTGCTCGTCGTCTGATTCACGAGGTAGCCGTAGACGTTGCCGAGCGCACCAGTGAAGGTGAATGTCTGTTCGGGGTAGGCAGCAGATGTTGGCGCTCCTGGCGTAATGGTCCAAGACCCAGGCGCAAGCGGATTGATCGCAGCGTAACCGAAGCCCGCTGCTTCAGTATATGTCGCGAAGGTGTCCGTTTCTGCGGGTGTTGTGTTCGATGTGAACAACCTCAACGCGCCATTCTGTGGTGCAGTCTTGTTGAGGATGTTTTGCAACATCACATCTTCAGCAACGTTCGGAACAAGCAAAGCCATCGCAGGCGCTCCTTAAAATCTGTTATTCTGTAGCGAGAGTCCGCTCGTGCCAGATCACACTCACATGACCTAACGAGCCTGCTGGTGATATCGTACTAACATGGCCGTGGATGCCCATGATCGCGCCCGGAGAAATGATGAAGCGACCAAACAAGTCCTTTACCACGGTCAACCCCACATCAGCCGTCGTCGCCGAAACAACGCAACCATGTCGAGTCCACGGCGCGGCAAGATCCGAGAAATTGCTTTCTGGCCCTGTCACTTGAGCCGTACCGGAATACAGACGTCGCCCACTGAGTGACTTCGGCACAAGTAGTGCTACGGTCGGCACGCTCGACACGATGTTGTATTGATGACTGACCATGATGCACATCGTCAACGCCACTGGAGTGGTCGGAATCGTTGTCATAGTCAGACGAATCGAATCGATAATGAACGACTTGCCGCCCTTCCCCTGCTTGTTGTAAATCTTCATCATCAGGATGGCGGAGTTGGTTGGCTGAGACGTAAGGAATGCGATAGGACCTCCAATCGCCAACCACGACTCTCCCACCCGTACGACTCCGCCGGTCACCGGTAGTGCCTGAGCTACGCATACATCGCCTCGTGAATTGGCGTGAGGTGGATTGACCTTCTCCCCACGCCAATTCATCGGGGAACTGTAGCGTATCCATGCACGGGCGATTCCTGACGGCCACATTGCTATCCCAACGCCACTTGCACTTCATGCCAAAAGATCACAGGGAAGCATGTGGCTGCGCCTGCTGCGTTACACATCGACGCCAGCGAGAACATGCCCTGTGGCGGAACGATGTAACGACCGTAGACCGGCACCTCGATGTTGAGTGTCAGGTTGGCCGTGTTCGCGCACACGATTGACGTACCAACAAAATGCCACGCCGAATCGTTCGTCACGGTGACAGACGCTTTCGCGTTGCCCTTGCCACCATAGTTCTGTTTGCCCGACAGGGACCGAATTGCCAACGCGCCGATTGGGTTGGCGATAGGATTCGTCACGTTGAGTTGCGCCGACAGCCCCAGATTGATGGCCGCAGCTGCGGATGCGTTGATGGCCGTTCCGATGGCATCGATCATATAGGCCTTGCCACCCGCAGCCTCCCCGTTCCACAAGGAGAGATGCGCGGTTGTGGTCGGCAGCGCCGTCACGGGCGCGACACCAGTACCTACGCACACGTAACTTCCGCCCAACCGAACCAGTTCGGAGATCGCAGGAAGTCCCTGCGCTACGGACACGTCACCTCGAGTGTTGATGACGATGCGACCGTCTTCTCCTTCGGGCCAGTTTTGCGCGACTAGCCCACGAACAAACGCCAAAACATTCATCTTACTCATCTTCGAAATCCTCCGGTGATTGTTCGAATTCCATCGCCATCATGTGCACAAGAGCGGAGAGAGACTTGTTGATATCCGTTAGCTGCTCGAGTACGCGAGAGTCCGACATGGATAACATGGCCGACCCCGCCACCACTGCGACATCCATCAAGTTGCCATTCGCATCGGCGATGGAGATCACTTGCATCTGCACCGTCGAGGTCGAGCCATCCGACTGTACGACATTCAACTGAAGATTGCGAATCTTCTTGCCGGTCGAGTCAGGCGCAACCTGAACGAAAGATGCGTCACTCATGGTCAGTGCCCATTTCCTCGAAGCGCCAGCTGGTCAGCCGGTGAAGCCGGAATGACTCTGCGATTCATGTTCGCGCTGTGCTCACGAATCACCTCTTTCGCAAGCTCCATGAGTCCGTAGCAGATGAGTCGGTTCTCTAGTGGACCTGTGCAGGAGACTTGCCCGGCCTCTGAGAGTGTGATTGTGAGTGTGACGTCAGGCATCATCCAATCCGTATTAGCGCTGTGTTGACAGTCAGTTCGGGCAGCGCAACCGTGAACTTCCCGTTGGTGCTGGTGTAGTTTTGGCCGAGGTCGAGAACCGCGACGGCTCGATTTGCTTGCGTTGCGTTGTAGATGAGAGCTCCGCGAGCAGTGATGGAAGAAATGGGCCACACAGGATCTGTCCACGACGCAAACGCAAACCGTCCGTCCTGACCCACGACGAAGCCTGTGAGGACGATTCCGCCTGCTGAGTAGCCAGGACCGATGACCTCGTCAGTTGTTTGGTATGCCGGCGTGGCTTCGGACAGCATCGCGTCAGCCGTGTAGAGGGCCATGCGAAAGGTGTCTGTGGCCATCCTCATGAGCAGGTCGAAGCGAAAGGAGTTGACGATCGATTGCTGAATCATAAGTTCTCATCCACAATGGTGAGCTTCGTGGTGCCGTCAGGATTGAGGACTGTTCGACGCTTCGGCGGAGTTGGAGCGACAGGCGGCGGGACCACAGGTTCGGGTCCCGCCCCCATTGCTTTTGCCATGTCCGCTTCGAATGCGGTCTGCTCTGCA